ATGGGTATTTTGTACTCTTTCGGTAGACCGTCCATATAGGCTGTGGGAGTGCCTTTGAACATATCTCTGTTTTCTTCTGTGTCTGTGATATAGTGATTATCACAGGAGGGTGTATATGCTTATGAGTGAATATACGGGTATTAGGGTTGAGAGTAGTATTCCTATACCGGAGGAGAGGGTAAGTCGTCGGTATCCGCATGAGGAGATGGAGGTAGGGGATAGTTTCTTTATTGTGGGTGTGGCGTTGCAGGTGGTATTGAATGCGAACTGGCGGGCTGGGAAGCGTTTGCAGAGGAAGTTTATAGCCAGGAAGGATGGGGAGGGGGTACGGGTATGGAGGATTCTGTGAAGGTTCAGAATGGTCATGATGCTTGGCTGGCGTTGGAGAATGCCAAAAAGGATTACATGGAGAAATGTTGGGGTATGACCCATGCTCAGTTGTTTTCTGAGTTGATGAGGGTACATACGGAGTCGGCGAAGATGTTGCAGTCGGCGCAGGAGAAGATTGCGGAGTTGGAGCGTGAGATCGAAGACGATGGCAAATAGGAGGTTTTATGAGCAACGTTGTGGAGCTACACGAGGATTATGTGGACATGGAGCAGGATGATTACTGGCAAGCGGTACGTCGGATGAATCATGCGGAACTGGTAATGGAGTTACGGCGGGTGAATGCCCGTTCTGCTGGCCTTCTTGCGGAATGCTTGGCTGAACTCTCGCATTTGCGTAAGGTGATAGATGGCGAAGCCAGAACCTGAAGAGCAGTACCGGCAAGAGCTTTTATTGTCCAGACGGGTGTTGAAAGAGGAAATGAGGAAAGCTATCAACACGTTCTCTCCGGATGGCAAGAAACGGCTGGCAGCAAGTTGGAAAGAGCGTTATAGCCCTGATATGGCAAAAGAGCTGCTACGGGTTGCCCGTGATTATGAGGCCCGTGATCGTATTGCCAACTGGAACCTGGAAGGTTTTGAGACAGATAGAAGGAAGAACAGGAAATGAAATACGCCTCTTATCTTGCCATTCTGTACTACGCCGCTATTGCGGCCTTCTCTGTCTTTTGGATGATAAATGCAATAACTGCCAAACCTGCCTTGCCCTGTACGGTGGCAGAGATTAGCCCTGACTTCTCGCCGGAAGATAGAGAGAAGTGCCGCATCTTGCGTACAAGGAAACTATGAAATTTAATTTGAATCAGTTTTACAAGTTCTGCACACAGTTAAAGATTGAGACAAAAGAGCAGGGCTTGCGGAAGATGGACAACCTGCTAGGTACGCAAACCTATGTCATGGATGAGATAGCTACGGGGTTGGCTGAAGGCGTTCACTTCTTTGTTATCTTGAAAGGGCGGCAACTTGGTATTACCACTATCTCACTGGCTTTAGACCTTTACTGGCATTACATCAATAATGGACTCAACGGAACCCTCGTCACAGACACAGAAGAAAACAGAGATATGTTCAAAGGCACTCTCACAGCCTATATGGACGGTCTACCGAAAGAGTACAAAATACCCATACTCTCCCACAATCGTAATTCGCTTGCACTCAAGAATCGCAGTCGAATCTTTTATCAGGTCGCTGGGCTGCGAGCAAAAGGAAGTCTGGGTCGTGGGAAGGGCATCACGTTCCTTCACGGAACTGAAACCTCGTCATGGGGTGACGAAGAAGGTCTAGCCTCCCTGCTGGCCTCTCTGGCTGAAACCAACGACAAACGACTCTACATATTTGAATCCACTGCCCGTGGTTTTAATATGTTTCACGATATGTACGTCACTGCCAGAAAAGCCCGTACACAACGCGCTATCTTTTGCGGCTGGTGGCGTAACCAGTTTTACTCTGTGCCTGGCGACTCCCAAATTTATAAAGTGTATTGGGATGGCAAACTGACTTCTGAAGAGAAAGAGTGGACAAGAGATATTAAGAAACTCTACAACTTTGAGATCAACAGCAGACAAATGGCCTGGTGGCGCTGGAAGCTGTTTGAAGAGCTTCTTCTCTAACGCCCGTTGTACGGACGCAATGAAGAATGCTAAGAAGATAAGCTGCGACCACTACCGCTATACGATGGGTGCTAACTTCCAGGATACGGAAGTGCTGAAGTCAACAGAAAGGCTGTCAACCCTGAAGATTTGGGAGGAACCCATTGATACGGCTTATTATGTTATTGGTGCTGATCCTGCTCATGGCAGTTCTGATTGGGCTGACCGCTTCTGTATACAAGTTTTTCGTTGCTATGCTGACGGTATGGAACAAGTGGCAGAGTTTGCTACATCTGAGATGAACACCTACCAGTTTGCTTGGGTCATCGCCCACCTTGCTGGCGCTTATAAAAACTCCACCCTCAACCTTGAAGTCAACGGCCCTGGTCAAGCTGTCATCAACGAACTCAGAAACTTGAAACGCCAAGCCTCCGCTATTGGCGGCGCAATGGGGCATGACCTCATGAACGTGCTTGGCAGTATGAGCAACTACATCTGGCGACGTAACGACACATTAGGTGGCTTGTCTAATTCGATTGGCTGGTTGACAACCTCTTCCAGCAAAGAACGAATGCTCTCTTACATGAAGGATTATTTTGAGCGCGGCATGATGGATGTTTTTTCCGTTGATCTGATTGACGAGATGAAAACAATTATTCGTGAGAATGCAGCAATCCATGCGTCCGGCAGAAACAAAGATGATCGCGTCATGGCAGCAGCATTGGCAACCGCAGCCTACGCAGAGCAAGTACAGCCTAGACTCATCGCCCAAAAGATCACCCGCCATGTCAGCAGAGTTCAGGATGACAGCACACCAGAACAAATTGCCGTAGGCCGCAATGTTGCCGACTACTTAAAACGAATTGGAATTTATGGAAACCAATAACAAATTTAAAAATATTACGGTAGTCGCCATTTATGGCAATGGCAAAGGATTGGATGCCGTTCATGCAATTCGTAAAACCTGCCAAGCACTGCCAGGATCGCAGCCCCTGCTCATTACCAACGAAACCTTAGATACCAATATTCCGCAAAAGCTCTTGGCTTCGCCTATGACGTATCAGGGATAAAGCAATTTTGTTATATATCAACTTCATGCTTTTATAGAAACAGAGTACGCATTGATTGTTCAGCATGATGGGTGGGCATTAAATGCTGATAATTGGCGCGATGAATGGTTTCAGTACGACTTTATTGGTGGCTTGACCCATGCCGCCCTGACAGAAAACAATGAATTCATGACAGGGTATATGTATGTGGGCAAACCCAATTTGAAAATTGTGCAAAACGGTGGATTTAGCCTGAGAAGTAAGCGCTTTTTGGAAGCCCCGACCCGTTATGGCATTACTTGTACAAGATTTGACGTTGATGTACTCAATAATGAGGATGTGCAGATTTGTTGCTTCTTACGACCCTATCTGGAGGCGGTTGGAATGCGGTTTGCGCCAGATGAAGAGTCAAAATTGTTCTCTTTTGAGCATTTATGCCCAATTACTCATGGCAATATCAATTTTCAGTCTATTTTTGGGCATCACAGCCGGTTTCGGCGGCTAACCGGCGAAAATACAATGGATTGGCTGCTAACAGAAGAGGAAACTCAGCGGGTGCCACATGAAATCGACATTTATAGACTATTCGAACATTATGGATACACCATCCACCGACGAGAGAGAGTCAGTTGAGGTTTTACCCAAAGCAGAACTGAAAGCTGTCGTAAAAAGACTGCTTTTAGACAAGAAAAAGGTCATTCCAACCAAATTATTTGCACAATTATGCGGAATTAGCCGCTACCACCTACACGAAACCTTTGTTTTAGAGACTCGACCTATCTCTGAAATAGTCCAAAGGCGTGTTTCCAGAGCATATTGCCTCTGGAGAGATGGCAAAGTCAGGGTCATGGTGCATTACGGACGTAAATATTTGGAGTACAGGAAAGAGCCAAAACCCATAGCTACTCGTGGATACGGCCTACAAATGACTTCTGAAGGCATCAAACTCAAAATAGGCATCAAAAACAAGTTTGATTATAGTGATTATCGTTTAGATGAAACAATGAAGGGGAGGTAATTATGGCGGTATTGCACGATTATAAATGCGACTTGCATGGTTTTTTTGAGGCTTGGGAGCCTGTTTGTCCTGATGGCTGTACAGAAAATGTCCAGATGGTCTTTTTGCAGCCAGTAGGGATGAAATCTGATACGACCAAGCACAACGACAAAACCATCAACCAGTTGGCGCTCGACTTCAACATGACCAACATCAAGTCTGCCCGTGAAGGCGAGAACCAATCTGGCTTTTACACAAGAAACAATAAGCCCGTACCCAAAGACGTACCACCACCACCCCGCGAATCCCGTCCTGGCGATGCCGTGATGTGGGGCAACGTCGGCGGCAAGTTCAATATGGATACTTTACTAAAAGGAAACGCTTTCAGATCAGTTGCGGGAGAGAGCGTAGGTGTGTCACCATCCACTTTAGGGAACTTGACAACACCCAAGACCGCGAGTTATATGCAAGATCATGAAAACCTACAGGTTTCAAAACCATGAGAATCCCAAGTGAGCCGCTACAGCGACAGGCGTTCTATCTTGATCTGATAGAAAAGTGCCTAGTGTCAAAAGGGGAGCGTAAAGCTGACTATGCAGCCTTGCGCTCTTATTTTTTGTTTGGCGCAGCGCCTGAAGAACCGCCAGCTATCTTCAATAAGATTTATCCGCACATTGACCAGCTAAGTAGCTTTCTTTATTCGGCAGAAACAACACGGTTTTCTATCGACTTAGGCGCGTCCGTTGCTCCGTTTGAATTAACAAGAACGCAATCAATGGCGCATAAGCTTAATGATGAATGGCTGAACTCTAATACGGATCAGGTTTTCTCAAACGCTTTGAATTGGGCGCTGTGTTTCAACACCACCTTTGTCAAACTGGTAGTCAACAACGGTATTCATCCGTACATGATCGATCCAGGCGCAATGGGCGTTCTGCGTGAAGACACACCCTACACTGATCGGCAAGAAGCAGTTGTCCAAAGTTACTACATTACAAAGTCAGAACTATATGCGCGTCTGTGGTCGCATCCTCGCCGCGATGAAATTCTAAAACGTGTAAGCTCATCTTTCCATGAGCAGACAACAGATATTCCAGAAGGTATTGACCGCATCATCATGTCGCAAACCAACCCGAACATGATGCGTACAGTCAACCTTGATCTGTCAGGCATGAATCGCTACAAAGCGCGAGTGGCTGAAGACACTGTAGAGATGCACGAACTGTGGGTGTGGAATGACGAAACAGGCGACTATCAGTGCGTTACTATTGCTGATCCTGATGTTGTCATTTATGACCGACCAGGCGAATCAATGTTCTTGAAAGGTGAGTTGCCCTTCGTTCAGATTTGTCCTAACCCACAATACGATTACTACTGGGGGCAGTCAGAAGTACAGCGCTTAGTATTCTTGCAAGCGCTTCGCAATAAACGCATGACAGAAATTTTAGATTTGCTGTCAAAACAAGTTTCTCCACCAACGGCACTCATGGGCTTTACAGGATTGTTGGATGAAAAGAATTTTGCCCTTAATCGCGCTGGCGGTCTTCTCTCTAGCGATATGCCAAGTGCTAAGGTCGAACGCCTTTCCCCCAATATCCCCAATGATCTTTTTGAGGTAATCCGCGAAGTCGATGTGATGTTTGCAGAAGCCTCCGGTATTACCCCTGTGATGGCAGGTCGTGGAGAGTCTGGCGTTCGTAGCCAAAGCCATGCTGCTAGTTTGGCAAGACTTGGCTCTTCTCGCGCTAAAAAACGTGCGCTGATTATTGAAGACTCGCTAGAAAAAGTTGCGACCTTGTACATGAAGCTGATTCAAAAGTACGATACAACGCAGCTTTTGGATGCTGAGAATAATAAGTTTATTCCAGCCCAATTTACGAATGACTATGTTGTAAAAGTAGACGCGCATTCCAATAGCCCCATCTTTACCGAAGATTTGCGTCAGTTGGCCTTCAGCCTATTCAACGCTCAAGCCATTGACCGCGAATCTCTGCTTGACCTGCTTGAACCACCTATGAAACAATTGCTAAAAGAGAAACTAAAGGTAATGGAGCAAAAGCAGGAAGCGGCGCAGATGATGCAAATGCAGCAACAAGCACAGCCAAAACCTCAAGGCGGTCAGCCGCCAGCAGAACCACCTCAAATAGCGGAGGCAGCATGAACAATCCCGGTGTCGTTAGCCCAAAAGCAGATCAACCTCGCGTAACAACGGAAAATTTGCAACGTGGAGAGCAAGCCCCTAGTCTGCAATACAAAGTCAGTACAGTTCGCTCGTATACACCCCGAACTGAAAACCGTAGTTTTTCAGGAAGAATGTCACGATAAGGAGATGTAAAATGAACAAGACTGCAAAACGTGGAAGAAAATGTCGTCGATAGCTTGACAAAAGCTATCAATTTGGTTATTCCTATTGCAAATTTTTATTGAGGTTGATATGGGCGTTCCTTCTGAAGAACTTATGAAGCTGATGGAAACTCAGCAGAAGAAACCAAAGGTCGAAGTTGAGGTAAAGACTGATGGTGAGGAATCCGAAGACGAAGAGGAAGGTGAAGGCGAAGAAGAGGGCATGAGTGGTGCCGAAACGCCGCCTATGTCTGCCCCCATGTCTACGCCTGAACCTGCAATGGGTTCAAAAGAAGGCGCAATGGTTGATATAAGTTTGGCTGTCGATCTGATTAAACGTTCGTTGCCTGGCATTGGAGCCAATTCCAAAGAAGGAAAGATGGTTGTAGCGGCAATGAAGGCGCTGATGTCCGTAGTAGGCAAGCGCAAGGATAGCTCAGAGGAACTTAAACAATCTGAAATTTTGCAAATGTTACAATCGCTTCCGCAAGCTGGTGGTCAATCGCCAGAGGGCAAGGCGATGGCAACCGCGCCAGCGGTTCCTGGCATGATGTAATTTTTTAAGGAATCTAAGATGGAACTTTTTAAACCTCGCGGAGCAGCCGCACCCCGTAATCCTACTGACAACAATCAGCAGAACGGACAAATCATTAACACACCTCGTTTCGCAACTATGGGTGGTCTTAACTCAGCAGCTAAAGCTGGTGCTAAGAACAAAATGATGGTTGAGAAACCAGGCGGCAAGCGCATCATTTAAGATGCGTTTTTTTGTTTTTAGAATAGGGGATAACCATGTCACTTGAAGATCTAAGCACTGAAGCGCGTGATGAACTTGCTGCACTAGCTCGTCAACTTGCTGAGAATCCAAATACTCGTAAAGACTTTCTGCGTTTGACGAAGAAAGCCAAACCGGATATGCCGATTCCAGAGTTGGAAATCGAGGACGCAACTAATGCAGCTACCGCAAAGATGCAAAACGAACTTGAGTCGTTGCGTAATCAGATGCGGGAAAAGGATGCGGTTGAAGAACTGAATCGCCGACGCTCAAAGCTCAAGGCTAAAGGTCTTATCGAAAGTGATGAGGATATCGAACAAGTGGAAAGAGTCATGCTTGATAAAGGCATTACTAACCATGAAGTAGCGGCTGAGTATTGGTCGTATATGAAACAGGCGGCGACACCAACACCTACTGGATACAATCCATCTGCAATCAAGGGGTTCAACCTTGACCAGTTCTGGAAGAACCCAGTTCAGGGTGCTAGAAATGAAGCCGCTGCTGCATTGAATGAATTGCGCCGCAATCCAAAACCAATAGGATTGTGAGCGAATAGGGGATATTTTTAGATCGGAGATAGATTATGCCTATTGGTGGCGGCATTCTTCCGGCTTCGGGTTCCACTCAGTTTACTGAGTTGACCTACGTTACCCGTAGGGCATTTATCCCGAAACTGGTCGTACAACTTTATAACTCGACCCCGTTGATGGCGGCACTGATTGCTAACAGTCAGCAAGCCTCTGGCGGTGTTTCCTCTGTAACCGTTCCTGTTCAGGGTTCGCAGTTTGTGAACGCTCAATGGTCAGACTACAGCGGCTCGTTCGCTCAACCGTCTGTCCAGCAAGGCGCTTATAACGCTGAGTTCAACCTGAAACTGATGATTGCTCCAGTACCCTTCCTGGGTATGGAAGGTGCAGTCCAGCAGGATGCAGCCGTTATCCCTCTGATCGAAGCTCGTATGAATGATGCGACCAACGTGATGATGGATGCGATGGCAACCTCGCTGTACAACAACACAAGCAATAATCAGCAGTTTATCGGTCTGCCAGCCGCTGTTGCCGATTCTGGCACTTACGGCAATATTGACCGTTCAACCTATACTTGGTGGAAATCCAAGCAGTATGCAGCCGGTTCGGTTAATCCGACCCGTCAAAACATCCTGCAATACATTTCTGGCACAGTGAAGAATGGCGCTGAAGTTCCATCATTCGGCGTTTGCGGTTTCGGTACTTGGACTCTGTTGGCTCAAGACTATGTTGGTCAAGAGCAATACGTCATCACTCCTGGCTCCGGCTTTGACAGTGATGCCAACGGCGCACAAGCTGCTTTCCGCGCACTGATGGTTGCTGGTGTTCCTATTTATCCTGATCCATATTGCCCAGAAGGTACTGTGTACTTCCTGAATACCAACTATCTCTCGCTCTACATCCATGAGCAGGGTTCGTTTGTCTTCACGGGCTTTGAATCGACTCTACCTAACTGGCAGATTGGTTATGTGGGCGCTGTTCTGATGATTGCAGAACTAGTCAACACGAAACCTAAGTCGATGACGAAGGTGACGGGCTACAACTCTTTGACTTTGTAAGGGAGATATAGTCATGTCAAATAAAATCCTCGTTGCTGGCGCGTCTACTGATGCCCCAGGTGCATTTTTTCAAGCGTATGCTGCTGGCACTGCTACGGTCACGGTTCCTGCCGGTGACTATTACATTGCTCCAACGGCAAACGTCACTATCGAACTTAATACCAATACCAGTGGCAACATCAGCAACGCTTCTTGGGCTGTTGTTGTTGCAAATAACACTGGTGGTTATTTTGTAGCTGATGGTGTCAACGTTCGCGCCAACGTGCTGTCTGGTACTCCGACAATTACCCTGTTCCAAGTGAACGGCGGTGAGGCTGTGTCTGAGACTTACGCATAAGGAGCCAACATGAATGCAAACCATGTAGGTGCGCTTTACCCCAATAGTTTTGGTAGCTTTGGTATTGGCAAGGCTGTCGGCGTTTCTGTCGGCGCTACTGGCAATGCAGTTGCCCAAATCCCTGTTGTGGGTGGCTCTTCATACATAGTTCGCAGGATTGTGGTCGCTAACGCAAATAAAAGCATTGCTACTGGCAGCGTGACGATTCTTACCTCTAACGATGGTAATGCGTCCAATGCTGTTAGCAATGCCACTACTTTGTCTTCTGTTACTAGCACATCAACTTTCCAGGATGTTACTCTGGCGGCTGGTGCAGCTACATCAGTTTATTCCGCTGGTTCCTTGTACGTTAAAGTGAATACAGCGGTTAGCGATGGCACTTGCGATATTACTGTCTTTGGTGACGTTGTAACTCTATGACAACTGTTTATGTGACTAACAAGACCGATAAGGTTCTTGTCGATGAATATGCGTTTAAACAGTATAAGTTCCCTGTGAATGAAACTGTTGAAATACCTGTAGAAGTCGCCCGTCACATATTCGGTTATGGCTCTGAAAACAAAGAGCCGGTGGTAGCAAGACTTGGATTTGCTAAAACGCTAAACGATATGCCAGATGGATTGGCGTATCTTGAAAAGTTTATCGTTAGTGAAGAAAAGTCTAAACAAGATCGCTCCTTATCCCCGGCGATTGACTTAGTACCCCCGCCCGTTCCGGAAGGTCGGGTGGGGAGAACCGTCCAAAAAGCCGCTTGAATATGGGAATTAAATGGCAACGTTGTCCAGTTACATCACAGAAGTCAGAAGACTTTTGCATGATGCGAACGGAAATTTTTATTCCGACTCCGAACTAACCGACTACATAAATTCGGGTAGGGAGCGTGTTGTCCGTGACACTGGTTGCCTCCGTACTATTCAGATTACCCAAACCCCACTTGCTCCAGTTGCCGCTGCTGTGCAGCCTGTAGCATGGACAGCGGATACGCCTGTCACACTGGGAACCTATCTTTTCTCGAATATTTTTATTTATGAAGTGACTACCGCTGGTACAACGGGTAGCACTGCGCCACCGTATCCGTCTTCTAATGGTGGCTACCCACCAAGCACAGCATTTGCTGATGGAACAGCGCAAATAACCTATGTAGGCAATGTAGAAAACATAAATTATGTTGCTTTGCCACAAGGTTTATTGACCTTAGATGTTATCAATATCAATCTTTACTGGGGCAATAGCCGTGTTCCACTGCAATATTTGCCCTGGACACAATTCAACGCTCAATTACGTTACTGGCAGAACTATATTGGTCGGCCTGTTGCGTTTTCTATTTTTGGGCAATCTAAAATTTATATCTCTCCAGTTCCAGATCAAATTTATACGATGGAAATGGATACAGTTATTTTGCCTACGCCATTAGTGGCGGCTGAGACTGTAGATCAGATCATTGATCCTTATACTAATCCTGTGGCTTTTTATGCAGCATATAAAGCTAAGTTCAAAGAGCAGAGCTATGGGGAGGCAGAGATATACAAACAGGAATATGTAAAACAAGTTCAGGCTGTTCTGGCAACGACAATGACGCGCCGGTTGCCTGATCCTTATAGCACTCCGTTCTAATCATGGCAGCGGCTGAACAGAAAAAGTCGTACCGTGTCATCAAACAATTTCGTGGCGTAAACACGAAAGCTAACCGTACTGCGCTTGAAGATGGTGAGTTTTCGTGGCTTGAGAATGCTATGCCCATCGGCTATGCAAATATCAAGACTCTTCCAGGCCAATCCAATACGAGCATCTCATTTGCTAATGTGACAACAACATTGTTGTCTTCAAACATTAACAATAAAGATTACATATTGGGATTTCAGGAAGATGGTCGTTGCGAGTATGTTGACGTTGAGGCGAATGTAAAAGGAAACGTTGCTGTTACCAGCACCTTTTCAAACTCTGGTGTCAATATTACCCAGTGGAAAAGTGAGCGCGTTCTTATTGGGGATAGGAACAAAGGCATTTTTTCATGGGATGGCACTAATCTTGTTGCTATCGGAGCAGTCGGATCAATAGGAATTGTTAATAGGGGTAGTGGTTATACCAGCCAGCCAGCGGTCATTATTTCTGCGCCTAACCAAACAGGCGGTGTACAGGCTGAAGCGGAAGCAGTTATCACTGGCAACACGGTAAGTTCCATTATATTAACTGAGGGTGGCACAGGTTATACGTCGCCTCCTACAATTACGATTACTGGCGGCGGCGGCACTAATGCCAATGCTGTATGCAGTCTTGTGACGTTCGCCACAGGCACAGTTTCTGTTTTGGTGACAAATGGTGGCACTGGTTACAGCAATGTATCGAATACAGTCGTAACAATTTCTGGTGGTGGTGGAACAGGGGCAACAGGACAGGCAATTTTGTCGGGTGGTCAGGTAGTCAATGTCATCATGACAGATGCTGGTAGCAATTACAGCAATTCTTCCAATATTACGGTGACGATTACGGGTGGCGGGGGAAGTAATGCTACTGCAAAAGCCATTATTAACGCCGATCCAGTTACAGGAATCCAGACATTTAGCGGTAGAACCTGGGTTTCACAAGGAAGAACTGTTTCATATAGCGCTGCTGGCACTTACAATGACTTTACAAGTGTTTCTGCTGGCTCACTTACTCTGACTGACAATACATTGCGTAGCAATATTGTCCAGTTGCTGTCAGCAAATAACTTTTTGTACATTTTTGGTGAAGATAGTATCAACGTTTTTTCAGATGTCCGTGTAACGGATACTGGCGTTACTATTTTTACAAATACCAACATCTCTGCTTCTGTTGGTACTCGACTTAGTTACGCAATTTTCCCTTATTTCCGTTCAGTATTGTTTATGAACGAATATGGTGTGTATGCGTTGGTTGGTTCTACCACATCAAAAATATCTGATGCTTTAGATGGCATATTTCCAGACATAGACTTTACGACTGCCACCATTGTTGGCGGTCAGGTTTTGTTAAATAACATTCTTTGTGCTGTATTTAATATTCGCTATAACGATAGTGGAACTTATCGTTATATACAGGCGGTATTTTTTGAAAAGAAATGGTTTTTTTCTAACCAAACGGAAGTCAAGCTGGTTGCGCCTATTTCAACAGGCGGTAGATTGCTGATGTTTGGAACAAATGGAACGAACCTGCTGAAGTTATATAGCGATAATGAAACTCCAGTAGATATTATTCTTGAAACTGCTTTAGATGCGATGGGTGATCCTATCCGCGATAAGCAAGCATTGAAAATTGGTATTGAAGCAACGCTAGGCTCAGTGCCTACAGAGATGAGTGCTTATGTAGACTCTGAATCAGCGCAGTCTCCTGAAATTACTTTCTTTAACACAATTATTTGGCTAAATAATGCTTTGCAAGAAGTTAATTGGACTAATAATTTAGGGAAAATTATTGGCTGGACTAGCGGAACATCACCTGGCTCTGGATACTATTTATATAAATCTGATGCTGAAATGTGGGGCAAATATTTAGGCATAACAGTTAATAGCAACTCAACGCCAATTGTTATAAATGGCTTCCAGTTTGAACATGAATTAAGGACGAGGTTCTAAAATGCCTGTGCCAAATACTTTTGCAAATGCAACAGGAACAATTGCGTTATCTAGTTTAGATAATAATTTTGCTACGCCAATTACTATTGGAAACACTGCTATCCAGCTTGGTAATACGGTTACAACGCTCAATAATATGTCGTTGGCTAATGTCACAATTAGCAGCGTAGCATCTACATTTCCGAATAATTATCTTGCAAATAGTGCAGTAACCATTGGAAACACATCGGTATCTTTGGGTGGCACTATTACCACTATTGGTAATTTGACATTAACCAATGCAACTATTTCAAGTCTTTCATCAACGATTACTGTTCCTCAAGGTGGTACTGGTCTAGTCACAATTTCTTCTGGTGCTTTACTCAAAGGTAATGGTACAGGTTCTATTGCTACAGCAACATCTGGTGTTGACTATGCTCCAGCGACAAGCGGAACTTCCATATTAAAAGGTAGCGGATCAGGCGGGTTTAGTAACGCATCTGCTGGCACAGACTATGCACCTGCTACCAGTGGCGCATCTATTCTTTATGGCAATGGTTCTGGCGGTTTTAGTAGCGTCACAATAGGTAGCGGTGTTTCTTTTGCTGGAGGCACATTATCTGCAACAGGTAGCGGTGGCACTGTTAGCAATGTTACTGTGGTATCTGCTAATGGCCTGGCTGGAACAGTAGCAAATTCAACGACAAATGCGGCAATTACTCTGTCAACAACGGTAACTGGTTTGTTGAAGGGTAATGGAACAGCTATTTCTGCGGCTAGTTCTGGAACTGATTATGCGCCAGCTACATCTGGTAATTCTATCTTGTATGGGGATGGCGCTGGTGGTTTTAGTAATGTCACTATTGGAACCAACCTAACATTTGTTGGCGGTACGCTTTCTGCTACAGGTGGTGGTGGCGGTGGTGGGGGAACTGTAAGCAATGTTTCTATTATTACTGCAAATGGTTTTGCTGGAACGGTTGCAAACTCTACAACCAATGCTGCTATTACGTTATCCACATCAGTTACAGGACTTTTAAAAGGAAATGGAACTGCCATTAGCGCAGCTTCATCTGGCACAGATTACGCCCCAGCAACTTCGGGTACGTCAATACTAAAAGGTAATGGCTCTGGAGGCTTTTCCAATGCTGCGGCTGGAACTGATTATGCCCCTGCAACATCCGGCACATCCATTTTGTACGGTAACGGATCAGGTGGATTTTCAAACGTAACGGTTGGTACTGGACTGTCATTTACTGCTGGAACACTGGCAGCAACTGGTGGTGGCAGCACGACATCCATTGGCCTTGTAAGAGCTATTTCTATTAACTGCATTCTTCCGTAAGAGGTAAAAAATGCCAGCAAATACATCCCCTATTTATTCGATTGCCGGTGATCTGCAATCAGTAGCCAGTAATAACTCTGGTCTTATTGTCGGCCCAAGCGCAAACACTGCGCTTGATGGTACTGGCGCAAATATTTACAAGCTGTTTACCGCAGGTGCTAACGGCTCGTATGTGCAGAAGGTTCGTTTCCGTCCTGTTGGCTCTCCAGCAGCGACTGTTTGCCGTATTTTTGTGTCTAGCAGCACAACGACAAACGCAACGAACACTTGGCTCTATGACGAGATTACGCTTCCTGCCGTGACGCTATCTCAGACTGCCGCATCGTCTGTGTTTGAGCTACCTATCAACTTTGCGCTGAATGCAAACTACTTGCTGTATGTGACGTTTGGTACGTCTACAGGTTCGGCTGGTACAGGTTATTCGGTTGTTTGCGTAGCTGGAGACTACTAATGTGGCGCGAGACTGATAGCTGGTTCTTGCTTGAGTTTTCTGACGGGTCAGAGGGCTACGCACATCTTGACGCTGATGGTAGCTACATTGGTGTCTATCGCGCTGATGGCACACCCGTTGGCGAAGAAGCTGTCGAGTACACCTGTGTTGATGACAACGCTGCAAAACCATCTTGGGCTGAGTAATGCTTGACCTGTTTAATCTGCCGACTCCGCAAGGTTGCAATATTCAGACGTTTTACGCCAACAACGCTGGGTCAGCAACCATAACTACCCAAACTTGGGTTAAACCAAGAGGGATTAGCAATGTTTATATGTTGCTTATTGGCGCTGGTGGAACGGGTAATGGCACTTCTGGCGGTGGTTCTGGTGCTGTAACAGTTTGGTATGGGTCGGCTATTAACGTACCAGATATTTTGTATGTTGCTGTAACTCAATCAAATGACACGCGAATACAATATCGTGGATCAGGTGGACTTGTTACTTTGCTGCAAGGATTTTGTGGGTCTGGCTCAACTGCTGGTACTGCATTTACAGCAAATCAATTTGCAGCATCTGGATTTTTCCAATCTATTGCTGGGCAAAATGGAAGCGCATCAAGTCCATCCTCAACCACTTTTTTAACTGCTGGCGGTGGCTTTACTTCTAAAACAGCAAATTACGGTTATGGAATTGGAAACGATGCAAATGGATTTTTTATGCTGCAACCAATTATTGTAGGTATGGGTGGAAGTAGTTCAGGCAGGGGCGGTATAGGTTGCGGTGGAGGTTCTGCTTCTGGCGTTGGTGGCCCCGGCATGGCTTTGATTGCGAGTTGGTAACATGAGCTATCCAATAAATTACCCGACACCGCAGGGCGCGAATGTGCAGATATTTAATGCGCCTAATAGGTCTGGCGCAAACAATGGTGTAACTTGGGTTAAGCCACAAGGGGCGTCTTTTGTTTGGTTTACTTTGATTGGTTCTGGTGCAAATGGAGATGGTGCTACTACGGGTGGTGGTTCTGGTGCTGTTACTAACTTTATGTGTCCTGCTTTTTTAATCCCAGACGAACTGTCGATTAGAGTTGGTAGTAGAAATCCAACTACAACCTCTGTGTTGTACCAGCAAAAAGATGGAACTGGCTATTTGCTACTATCCGCTGAAGGAGGCACAGGAGCAACTGCTGGAGCCGCAACAGCCGCAAATGCTTTTACTGCAATGGGGTTTTATCAATCAATTGCAGGACAAAATGGAACTACGGGTGCCGTTTCTGCGTCTGGAACAACATTTTTAAGTGGCGGTGCAGCGTCAGGTGGAGTTGTCACCAGTAATTATGGTTATTCAACAAACATAGGTAATGCTTCTGGATTTTTTCAGTTACAACCAATAATAGTTGGTGTTGGTGGAAGCAACACTGGAAGAGGAGGTATTGGGTGTGGTGGTGGCGTATCGGCGGTTGGCCCCGGCGGTGACGGCCTCGTAGTAATAATCACATGGTGACGCAATGCTAGACGTATTTGGATTTCCTACCCCACAAGGCGCGAACTACCAAGAGTTCTACGGTGGCGAAACTGTGCGCGATTGGGTCAAGCCCAGAGGCGCAAGCATGGTCAGGATGCTGCTGATCGGGGCGGGTGGTGGTGGCGGCAACGGCATTAATACAGAAGGTAGTGGTTCTGGCGCAGTGACACAATGGATTGGCCCGGCTATTTTTGTACCAGATGTGTTGCGTGTATCTGTTGGCGCTGGGGGAGCTGGTGGTAGCGCTGGTGGTAGTGCAATTTCCGGCAGTGCTGGAGGGCCAACAAGAATTATTTATCAAGCAAAAGACGGAACTGGATACCTATTATTAAATGCTCAAGGGGGCAGCGGAACCACCAGTGGAGGTTCTGCAAGCAGCAATAATTTTTTTGGCGCTGCTGGAATATTCAAATCTATAGCTGGTCACGCAGGAACAGCTTCAGGCAATGCATTAGCAGCATCAAATACTACATTTTTATCTGGTGGCAGTGGAGGTTCGGGTACTAATACCGGAAGCGGAGGTTCTGTTTCCTGCAACTATGGATACCCAACAATAGCAGGTGGTATTGCTGCTGCTGCTAACGCAGGGAGAAATGGATTTTTTATTACGCAACCAATAATGGTTGGTGCGGGCGGTAGTGGTGGTGGTGGTGGTTCCGTTGCTGGAGGAAACGGGGGCGCAGGTGGAAATGGCGGTATTGGCTGTGGTGGAGGCGGCGGGGGATTTGGAACGTCTTCTGGCGGCGCAGGTGGTCGGGGCGGTGATGGCGCAGTATTTATTTGGAGTTGGTAAGGAGATAATATGGGCGTTCAAGCATTTACAAAACTAGGGAATACAGTAACTTTTACTGCAAATACATCTGCCCCGACTCCGGTTCAGGCATCTTCTGACACGCTTGGCGGCAATCAATATCGAATTATTAACGCTGGCAATGTATCTGTATTTATAGGTGCGGCTAATACTAGCGCGTCTGCATCTACAAATGCTGGCAATGTTGCAACCAGTATTCCTATACTGGCTAATACACAACAAGTTTTAACATTTTTACCTAATGCTTATTTTACTGGCGTTACTTCATCTGGCACTGCTGTTGTATATGTAACGCCTGGCGATGGCATTTGATACGGTGTGTAAATGGACAATCAACAGATATTTAATATTGTTGTAGCTATAGCTGGATTCCTAGCAGCGTATGCTTGGAATGGTATGACACGCAAAGTGCAGAAGCTAGAAGATAAGATGGGTGAATTGCCTAAAGAGTATGTTGCTAAAGATGATTACCGTCAGGACATTAACGATATTAAGCAAATTCTGAAACAGATATTTGATAAATTAGATGGCAAGGCTGATAAGTCATGAACATGGATCAATTATCAATAGTTAAATTTGGTGACGTTGATTCGTTGCAAGAATTTCTATTTGAGAATGGATACCAGCATAAACTGTTTCGTGAAATATTGATGGATCAGGGTAAGACAGTTCCTGCTTTTCCTTTAATGGAAGCAAACCCTGACAACTTAGATGATTGGTTATTGGCGCACCAAGTAGAACATAATGCTTTTGCTAATTTATTAAACTTAAATAATCCATTTAATTTATTAGATTCTAATTGGAATGTAGAAGATGATTTTTATGATTGGGTAGCAAATCATTACTACATTCATGAGCAAATAGTTGCTGCATTAAAGATTGCGAGTTAATTATGGCAACCAGCCCATCTCAAAAAGTAATTACGCCATTAGGTGCGGTAGACCTTTCAATGGCAAAAGCTTTTGGAACGCCAAAAAATTTATTAGCCGCAATACAAAGCGGTGTTATTAAAGCTGAACCAGTAACACCTAGCGCTGCGCCTAAAACTACTACCACCGCACCTCCTGCTACTGTTACTCCCGCTGCGCCTACAGTTACTAGCTCTGGTTTAGGTGCTAATGTTTTAGGAAGAGTAGCGGAAAAAGTAACTGGTACACCTGTTGCTACTGGCCCAGCAGCGCCTCCTGGAACTCAATCAGTTGTGCCGCCGCCAAATACGGTAGTTAAAAAACAAGAGCCTTTAAAACCAATTACAAATATAGAAGAAGCAAATAGATTTGTTAATGGCGCTCCAAATTCTTATTATAGATATGGGGTAGGTGTTGGAGGAATGGGTAAATATATTCCTTCTTTAAAGGATCTTTATAGCGATTTAGAATATTACGCTCTGGAAAAAAAGGGCGCCACATATGAAATTAGAGAAAAAAAAATAAATAGAATTTACGAGGAACTTACTAAAGCATTTTTTGATCCTAAACAATTTGCGATTGATGAGGTTCACAGAATTACTAAACGTATTGTTACCGCTGGTAGCAAAAGCACTTATAACCCAAATGACTATACTTTAGATAATAATAATTTACAAAAAACAATTAAATACTTATTAGAAAATGAAAATGTAAATGTTAGCGCATTGCAATCAGTAATAAGCAATGCGACAAAGTTGGGAATAGAGCAAGCGCAACAAGATATTGAATATAACATTCAAGCAAATAAACCTCGTGGCATAGATCGGTTTTTTGATTTTGCTGAACTTGCTATGGGTTCTATTGCTTTACCTGCAATGGGTAATGTTCTTGCCGGGAGTTTAGGTGTATCTGCCGCTGCTGGTAATGCGATAGCAAATACTATTGCTGGTATTACTAATGGCGGTGATCCTCAAGAAATATTAAAAAGAACAGTAGCTGGAATGACAGCTTACCAAGCTGGTGAGTATGTTGCTGCCTTATCTAAACTAAAAGATCCAATAATACAAAACACTTTGGGTAATTCTGTTACGCAAGGCGTTAATGCTGCGCTCTTAGGTCAAGATGTAAAAACTGCTTTATTAGCTGGTGCTGCTGGTGGTGCTGTTGCTGGTGGAGTTTTAAGAGCAACAGATGATAGAGCTATTGCTGCTGCTGCTGGAGAGTATACAAAAAATATACAATCTGGAATGTCGCAGAGTGATGCTTTAGCAAGTGCAGTAGCTGATTTTGTTTTAAGTGATCGTGGTGATGCAGAACAAAAAATTAGAAATATTTCTGAAGGAGGGCAGCCTACCACTGTTAAACCTGGTACGCAAATAGGCGATCCATTAGTTGAAAATAGACCTGCTGGATTTGCGTCTGATGAATCTTATGATGTTGGAGGAATAAAAGTTACTCCAACAGGTCAAGATGCTGTTGATCGTGTTCTTCCAACTGCTGTTATAAATATTTCTGCACCATCTAGCATTTCTTCTTTAAAAGAATTTCAGCCTTTACCTGGAGAAACTGGCGAACAGGTTATTAAATATACAGACAGAGATGGTATTGTAAGTTATAAAAAAAATATAACAAAAATAGATCCAGTAACAGGAAAAGAAACTGGATACACAATTGTTTATGAGCCAGACATAAAAAAATTTACTTATGAATTTTCATACAAAAAAGATTCAATTGATACAATTGTAAGTCAAAATACTAGACCTAGTTTCACTGAAGTTAGTGGTACGCAAGCTCCTAAAACTGATGCAATTATTTTTCCAACTGGGCCTAAAACTCCAGTTACGCCAACTACTCAACCAGTTTCAGGAGGATCAACTGCTGGCGTTAAAGACATTACAAAAGATATTATCAATTTAGCTGGTATAGGAACTGGTACTACGGGTGGAGCAACTACAGGTGGAGCAACCACTGGAGGGGCCGCTAGTGGCGCTACTTCTGGTGGAGCTGCTACGGGTGGGGGAACTGCTGGCGCTGGTACTGCTGGCACAGTTCCTAGTACGCCAACTGGCGTAGTCACTAGTGTTCCCAGTGATGTTACTACTGGAACTACTACTGGTGGCACTACAACAGGTGGTACAGCAGGTACTGTTCCTAGTGACACTACAGGAACTGGCACTACAACAGGTATAACTGGAGGCACAACTGGTGGAACTGTAGGCGGCACTGTAGGGGGTACTGTTGGGGGTACTGGCGCTGGTGAATCTATCGAGATTGGCACTGGCGCTGGCGCTGGCACTGGCACTGGCACTGGCACTGGAACAGGTACAGGCGCAGGAATTGGTGATGCTGCCGGAACTGGTACTGGCGGGGAAGGTACGGGCGGGGAAGGTACTGGAGAAGGCGGCACCGGTAAAGGCGGCACTGGCGATGGCATTGGCGGCGAAGGTCAGGGTGAGGGCGAAGGCGAAGGTACAGACGCAATAACAGACGAAGACTTAATATTGCTTGGTTTGATTTCTCCAGGTGGTGAAGCAGCAGGAACAACAAAACCTATTCCAAAATCAACAACAGCCGCTATGCAAGCTTTATCACAAGCATTGCGGATTGGTGATCCAGGGGAACCTTTGTTTGGTAGCAGATTAGGTAAACGTAAGAATGTTTGGAATGTAGAATCCTTGAGAATTAAAGACGAATTGGGTGGCTAAAATGGCAAAACAAATTGCAAAACTGTTGAAGACAGACGTAATGGCTGATATTGATTTGCCAGCTATTGCACAATTCCTACAGTCTCAAGGTAGGCGTGGTGATTCTATTCTGGCTCACATCAATCCTAAAGAGGCGGCGTTGCTGCAAAGGATGGGTGGCGCTGCTACAGAAAATCCTATGACCGGATTGCCGGAGTTTTACGAAGGTTATGATGAAAATGATGCTTTAGATCAGTATTTTGCAAATATGCCATCGCAGGATAGGGGCGGCGTATCTCCTATGACTGCGGCAGATGTTCAAGGTTATTCAGATGCGGCTGCAACTGGCTATCAAGAAGTTGAGCCAAGAGCAGATATTTTTAGTCAGCCTTATGGCACTGCATCAAATGCACAAACAATTACTCCAGATTATCTTTCTAGTTACAACGTGAGAGGCACAGGTGATTTTGGTTATAGCCCTGCTGTTATGGGTGCTGATCGTTTTGGCACTGTACCAACAACTTTAGATCGTTTTAATGTTCCTAATGTTGCAAAAGGTTTTGATGAGCGTGGATTCCCAACAATGCCTGGTGCAACACCTGCTGCTTTCCCTGAAAGAGAGGCCATTACAGGGGCAGAAGGATTGCGTAGAGCAGGGGAAGAAAAAGGTCTTGTACGTCGTGGTGTTGATTATTTGAAAGAAGCTACAGGACTTTCTGGCAATGAGCTTGCGCGTCTTGGTCTAGCGGCTGGATTGGGTATTCAGGGCGCTATGGGTGCAAGAGAGGCGGCAGAGCAAGGAAGACAGGCAAGAGCAGAGCAGGAAGAGATTGCTCGTCCATATCGTGAGCGTGGTGCTACTCTAATTCAACAAGCAGAGACAGGTCAGCTTACGCCTCAAGGCCAACAGTCATTAGCAGCCATGAGAGCCAGACTAGCACAGGGTGCTGAAGCTAGGGGCGGCGTTGGAGCGCAACAAGCGGCTGCACAAATAGAAAATTATCGTCAACAACTTCTTGCTAACCAATATGATTATGGAATGAAGATTAGCAACATTGGCGATCAATTGATGCTTGGTGCTATCCGTACTGGCTTGGAAGCAGATCGTTATGCTACACAGATGACAAATTCATACTACACAAATATGGCTAGGATATTGGTAGGTATGGGTGCAAATGATACTGACGTAGAACAAATTACCAAACCTCGTGTTTGATGGAGCTTATGATGGCTGACATTTTACAGACCCAAACTCAAAATCGGATGCTAGGACAAATGCCATCCTTGCCATTAACACAAGGATTATTCACAAAAAGTTCTACAAAGCCAGAATACGTTACTGCTGAACAAATGGCTCCAGCAATGGAAGAAACTCGTAAGGCTCGATCTGGCTTAATGCAAGAGATGGATGCGGCAGCGGCAGAACAGCAGCGTTTAGACCAAGAGAGAACGGTTGCAAGAGAAGAAGAAAAGCTTCAGCTTCGTCAAGAAGAAGCAAGAATGGCGCAGGAATCTCCGGAACGTCAGGCATTAAAGCTTGCTAGAGATGAATTAAAAAATGCGGCATTTGTTCCATCTAAAGACAATGCTAAAGACATGGCAACCATGTTTAGCTTGATTGGAATTATTGGAATGGCAGTAGGCGGGGAAGGTAAGTTATCTGCTTACAACACAATGGGTGCAATGAATGGGATGCTGGAAGGCTACCAAAAAGGCAGAGCAGATATATACAAAAGAGAAAAAGATATTTTTGAAAAGAACATAAAGGTATTGCAAAACAAAGTAACTATTTTGCAAACAGAGCTTCAAGAAGCTTTGCAAACATATAGAACAAACAGAGAGCTTGGTGAGCAACAGGCAGAAATTGCTTTTGCTAAAGCGGGTTCAAAGATTGGTGATGCTATTTTAAAAAAACAAGGCATTCAACGTGCTGTTGAATATATTGATGGAGTAAGTAAAGATACTTCTAGTCTTGTAGCTTTACGCAACGATCAAGTAAAACGCGCTGAAGACATGGCATTTAAGGAGCGTCAGCAAACAGAGACTGAACGCGCTAATAAAGCGCGTGAGCGTGATAGTTTTCTTGATCGTCAATTACGTCAAAAATTAGCAGATGAACAAAAAAATGCCAGTAATTTAAAACCATCTGCCAAGATTCAAGAAGCATTTATTGCAGACAATCAACTTAAAGC